ACAAATACAAATAGTATGAATTCATATGGTACTAGTGGTAAAAATACAGTAAGTGCTGTTAAGTCTATAACAGCACCAAATGATTTTTATACTACTCCTTTTCAGAAAACTACAATTGGTAATATAACTGTACCATCATATTTATGGAAAGATGTTAGTGGTAGTGATTTTGTTTGGAAATTATTTCAAAAAAAAAATAAAAATGACTATTGTATAAATAGACCAACTGATAATATATGTAAAGTAGAATATGAAAATAAATGTAAAAATCCAGATTATAGATTTAGTACTAATGATTATAATTGTAATAAATATTGTGCAAATAAAAGTGTAAATGAAGGTAAATGTAATACAGGTGCATTAGAATATTGTGCACAAACTGGTAAAGCAACTACAAATGAATGTAAGAATTTTTATTCATCATATTGTAGTAACCAAGAAAACTTTAATAATTCAGAAGTATGTAGGTCATGGTGTAAAAACCCAACAATTAGTCAAGGTGTTTGTGATACTGTTGCTACAAAATATTGTTCTGATAATTTAAATACCAATAATAATTCAATAAATTCATATTGTGCATGTTTTGATGACAACGCGGTAAAAAAATTATCAATACTAGAACAAAATTTATTATTTGGAAATAATGGTATAAAAAATTCTAATAATCCAGCACATTGTTGGAGTAAGGATTGTCGTGGTAGTTCATATAAAACAAATAATATGGATCCAGATTCATGTCCAGCATGTTTTCAAGTTGCTGTAAATAATTCAATAGAAGCTAGAAATATTGCAAATAGTGTAATAGATGCATCAACTACTCAAACTTGTACTGTTGATAAAAAAACAACAGTACAAAATACAAATGCAGAACAATCATCAGCACCGCAAAATTATTCACAAGAACAACCATCAGAACAAAATTATTCACAAGAACAACCATCAGAACAAAATTATTCACAAACACCACAAGCATCACGAAATCATTCACTAACTCAACAAGAAAAAGATTATAAATTATATGATACATTACCATTAACTGATAAAATATCATATCATATAAAATACAAAACTAATACATTTTATAATTTTATTTTAGTTATAATTATTATAATTGTATTAATTATAACAAATAGTAATAATAATAATAGTTATAATATTCCACCACAATTTAATAGTTATATAGATAGAAGACCACAACGTAGACAATTACAAGAATATTATCAACCACCAATTAATTATTAATATAATATTATGTTTATATTAATTAAATTAAAAGAATATATTGATAATTATATTAATAGAAAAATTAATGATAAATTTATTATTATCAATATATTCTTTTATATTATGTTAAAGACAAATTAGAAGAAAAAATAATAAGAATAATTAATAAGAATAATTAATATTTTTATATTTTTTTTTAATTATTTATTATTATATAGTAAAATAATTATTAAAAATGGTTAGACAAAACGTTTTATTACACTCAAGTAACAAAAGTAATGCCGACGAACTTGGTAATGATATAAATCTTAGGTTCCCTAATACATTATTCTATAAAGCACCAAATAGTTTAGAATTAATATATTTAAATATAGAATATGATATTACAACTTTTGGTAATACGAATAATGGATTTTTTATAGAATTTACAAATAATTTAGGACAGGAATTTAATAAAGAAGTTATTGTAGATTTTTATGCTGTACCTTTATTAAGTGAAACTTTAACTACATTAGTATATGATACAATGGTTGGTGTACTAGAACCATATTATACAGTAAACTTTGATATTATAAATAAAGTTGCACAAAATATTGTAACAACTGAATATGAATCATCTATATTTGTTAATACTTATTTAAATGCAAAAATTATTGAATTAATTACAGAAATATATTCATTAAATGAAGAGGTATTTGAAGATTATAAAATTTATTTTAAAGTTACAAATAATGGAATTATTGATTTAACTATTACAGATTTAAGTGCAATTCCAGTAACTAATATTTATATCGAAGATGAAATATATAATAGATTTAGTTTACCATTAGTAACTTCATATTATTATAGAGTTGCTATTGATATTAATATTACAAATAGTGAATTAGAAAATATATTAATTGGTCATTTTAATACTGGGGAAGTATTACAAAATGATATACTAAAATATCCAATAGAAGGGCCGAAAACTATAATATTAGAAAATATTATATTGACTGCTTTAAATACAATATCATCTGACTTATTTTCAACATTTTCGCCTTCTACTAATAAATATACTTTAGCTTTTGATATTACTAGTACTGATATTGTAAATATTAGATTTATTAATTATACTAATGTTGTTACTTTTGATACTGAATTACGTGATATGTTAGATATTGCATTTAATTCTCAAATTTTTCCTTATTATGATTTAAGTTTTGATATCGTTAATACAAATATTGAAAATATTATTACAAATTATGAAGTTGAACAAGATTTAAGTACAACATTATTAACAATTACAATTAATGGTAATTGTATTCTTAATTTTAATGTTAAAGAATCAATTGGTCCTATTCTTGGTTTAGGTAATGGTACTTATGAAAATAAAGAAATTATTTATGGTACTAGTACACAGTCTATTGAATCTTATAATTTAATTAATGTTTTTAATACTAGTGGTAATAAATTATATGCATATAGTATCGATCCTTTAACTGATTTAACTAATTTATATCCAGAATATAATGATATTAATTGTAAAATGGAATTATATGATTCTGATAATAATTTAATTCCTAATATTGATAATGCTGGATTAGATGTAACTATTAGTATTAATAGAAATTCTGGTAATCTTTATTATTCTAATATAGGTTTTATTATTAATATTATTCAAGATGAAATGAATAGATACTCTTCTAGTTTTTCACCAGCTGCTAATTTTTTACTTACGTTTGATTCTACTGAAAGAAAAGTAAATATAACTAATACAACTGGTGCTAAATTTGGTATAGGGTTTGATTTTTATAAATATAGTGGTGGTATTGTTTCTGGTGGATCTCTTCATAAAATTTTAGGTTTTAATCAAAAACAATATTTAAGTGTTACTTCTATTACTAGTGTTAAACCAATTAGAGCTTTCCAAGATTTATTTGCTGAAGATTATCTATTATTTTGTTCTGATATTGCTAATGGTAATACTGATATTAATGTTATAGGTATCGGGAATAATAATAATGTTAAATCTAATAATATTTTGTATGCTATTCCTATCTCTCAAGCTGAAAAATTTCAACCTGTTGATAGTACATATTATAGTATCAATATTAAAGCTTCCAATCTCGCAACTGGGTATGCTAATAAGATCTATAATGATGATAATCCCATTAGCGTAAATTTTTATTTGAGGTTACTAAGTGGGAGACACTTAAAAAGCAATATGGCATGGAGCGCGATTCTCGCACTTAATTACTCTGATACTTAAATTTAAACAGAGTTGTAATAAGAAAAAAAATATTAAAATTGATTTCCAATTAAAGATAAAAGTATATATAAATATAATTAAGAAGAAAAAATATTAAAATAAATTATGAGTTATAAAAAATGTGGAAAAATTATTAATAAAAATGATGTATTATGTAAAGAAGACTGTGATTTATGTTTTAATAAATCAATGGTTAGCCATGAGCAATATAAAAATTGGTCAGATAAGAATTGTATTTTACCAAGAAATGTTTTAAAATCAAGTAAAACTAAATATATATTTAATTGTGATAACTTAGAATGTTTACATGAATATATGAAAGCACCTACTAATATTTGTTTTAATAAACAAGGTTGTCCATACTGTGTTGATAATTATAAAAGACAATTATGTAAAGATAATAATTGTTTAAAATGTTATCAACATTCTTTTGCATCTTGTGAAAATTCTAAATATTGGTCAGAATTAAATGATATAACACCAAGAGAATGTACAAAAAATTCTGGAAAAAAGTTTAAATTTAAATGTCCAGTATGTTTTCATCATTTTGAAAATAGAATTACTGATATAAATAAAGAAAAATATACAAATGGTAAATTGCCTTGTGGATTTTGTAAAAAAGGTGGTAATTTACTTTGTGATGAATTAAATTGTAAAATGTGTTTTGATAATTCATTTGCATCAAGTAAAAGGAAGAACAACTGGTCTGACAAAAATAAAATTAAACCAAGATTTGTATATATTGGTAGTATTAAAAAATATTTATTTAATTGTGATGATTGTAACCATGAATTTGAAACATCACCACAAAATATTAAAAAAGGATCATGGTGTGGATATTGCAATAATGATTTACTATGTAATGATGTAAACTGTAATTGGTGTAATGAAAAATCATTTATATTACATCCTAAAGCTCAATATTGGTCAAAAAATAATAAAAAAACAGCAAGACAAACAAGAAAAAATTCACATGATATGATTTTATTTGATTGTAATAATTGTAAGCATGAATTTGAAATAAGATTAGAAGCAGTAACACGAGGACAATGGTGTTGATATTGTAATGGTCGAAAATTATGTGATAAATCTAATTGTGATTTATGTTCAAATAAAACATTTGCTTCACATAATAAATCAGAACATTGGGATTATGAAAAAAATGAAAAAAATCCAGAAGATGTACATAAACATTGTAATGATAAATTCTGGTTTAATTGTGAAAATTGTAATCATAGTTTTGATACTACTTTAAATCATATATCATCTAAACAAAAAAGTTGGTGTCCCTATTGTGTTAATAAAAAAATTTGTGATAATAAAAATAATTGTGAACATTGTTATAAAAATTCATTTATATCACATGAAAAAAAGTAAATATGTATCTAAATCATATGAAGGCTACCAATAGTTGTAATAATTATTAGTATTTTTATACATTAATATTTATTTTTTTTATTTTGATTTTTATATTAAATATAAGTTTATATAATGTATATAATTATTAAAAATATATAAAATTAATTAATTTTATTATGGACGATGAGTACATTCCAATTAGAGAATTGTGTAAAATTATTAAATTTAAATATAGATCAGCTAAAAAATTTGCTAAAGAAAGTAACATCAAATTTATTACTACTCCATCCGGACAAACATTATATTCTAAAAAAAGCATACATAAATACATTAATGATAATGTTAATATTCCAATTGCACCAGAAAAAATACAAAAATATAATATTGTCTATTGTAGAGTTAGTTCAACAAAACAAGAAAATGACTTACAAAGACAAGTTGAATTGGCAAGACAATTATACCCTAACCATACGATTATTAGTGATGTTGCATCTGGAATTAACTGGAAAAGAAAAGGTCTTAAAACCATTTTGGAATATGCAATGTCAGGAGTACTCGAATCAGTTACCATATTTCACAGAGACAGATTGGCACGATTCGCATATGAACTCATTGAATTTATTATCAAATCAAATGGAGCAAAGCTATATGTTATTAACGAAGATAAAGAAAAATCCTATGAATCTGAGCTCACAGAAGATTTGTTGTCAATCATTCATATCTACTCATGTAGACAAATGGGTAAAAGAAGATATTCCAAAAAATCAATTGATATTAAAGTCAAGAAAAATTAAATTATATTTAACTAATGAACAAAAACAAATATTTAATAAATGGTTTAATGATGCACGTTATACTTATAATTTAGGATTAAAAAACATTAAAGTTAATGGATTAAGATCATGGATGAGTATTAGAAATGATGTTGTAACTTTAAATCGTTATTATTGTAAATTATGTGATAAATTTATTGGTAAAGTAAGTTTATGTAAAATTTGTAATAATAAACCCATAATTAAAAAAAATATTGAATTAGATGACTTATCATTAACACCTAAGCATATTAGATTAAATTCAATAAAAACACTAGTAACTGCATATAAATCAGCAATAACTAATTTAAAAAGAAATAATATAAAAAAATTTAATATAAGTTATAAATCAAAAAAAAGAATAACAACAGAATCAATTGAATTAGAAGCATCTTCTTGTAAAATTCAAAATAATAGTATAAAAATTTATTCAAATAATATAAATTTTGTAAAAAATAATAAAAAAATAAAAAAAAAGACAAAAAAAAGTATACCAACAAAAATTAAACATAATCCAAAAATATGTTATAATAAAATATATAATGAATATTATTTAATAATACCAATAGAAGAAGAAATAAAACCATATAAATTTAAAAAAAATAATATATTATCATTAGATCCTGGTGTTAAAACATTATTAAGTGGTTATGATTCATTAACTGGAGATAGTATACAATTTAATAATAGAATAGAATTATTAAAGAAATTAAAAAAGAAAATAGCAGAAATACAATCAAAAAATAAACAATATAAAAAATATTATAAAAAATTTAATAATATAATAAAAGATAATCATATAAGAATATCAAATTATATAGTATCAAATTATGATGTTATACTTTTACCAAAATTTGAGAGCCAAAAATTAAAGTTAAAGAATAGACATTATAATAATAAATTATTAAATATGAATAAACACTATCAACTAAAAAATATATTACAGTGGATAAGTTTAAAAAGAAGTAAAAAGACATTAATAGTAGATGAGAGTTATACTTCAAAGACTTGTGGATTATGTGGTACAATAAATAATAATTTAACATTAAACGATAGATTATATAATTGTATAAAAGAAAATTGTAAATATAAAGAAGTTGATAGAGATTATAATGGGGCAAGAAATATTTTAATAAAAACAATAGTAAATGGACTGCGTTCTTGTCCAAAAGAGATAAATGTATATTAATGTAAATTAATGTATATAAATCAAGAACGGAACTTAAATTATTTAAAAAAATAAAATTATATAAAGATCATACTTTAATTTTTATTGATAATGATAATAATAGATTTGATGTGATTAAAAAATTACTTTAAATAGGTTATTCAGCTATATTATGATCTGAATTTAAAATTTTTTCTTTTAAAATAGTATTAGCATAACAATCTGCTTCTAAATGACCATCACGTTTACAATAATTACATTTTGGATTATTTATATTTTTTTAATTCTTTTTGCAATTATTTTTTTAATTTGACTATAAACTTTCTTTTAGATAATAAATTGGTAATTGGTTACAATAATTTTTTTGATGATTTATTATTTTCACTTTTATTATTAAATTTTTGATTACAATATTCACAATTAATATATTCTTTTTTTTCTTCAATAATTTCTTCAGAAAATACATTTGGATTTTTTTTACACTTTTTAATTAAATGATTAATTAAAAAATCTTTATTATGACAAAATTTATTACAATAATCACATCTATAATGTATTATATTATTATAATTATCTGGGCAATCTTTTACAAAATGTCCAGATTGACTACATATGTAACATATATCATTAGATGTATCAATACATCGTTGAATAAATTTTTTTGTTACTTTTGATAAATTAATTTGGGAGAATGATCCACCACGAACATTATCAATTCCAAATTTTTCCATATATATTTTAGTATATTTATCTTCATCATATTTATCACAATCAGGAATAATTTGATAAATATTAATTGGTTTATATTTTTTAGTCCAAATAGAACCAGTAGAATCAAAATGATTTTCTATTCTCATTTTTGGATTATTTGTTTTACCAACATAATATTTTTCTCGTTCAAGTTGTAAAATATAAATAAATACTATTTTATATAAATATAATATTCATTTTTTTAATATAAAAAATTAAAATAAAATATATAATGTATTATTTAATAATTCAGTATTTTCATATTTACGTTTTATAAATTCATAAATTAATTTAATTAATATTTGAGACATTAAATCATTATTTATTTTTTCTATAATTTTATTAATATATTCTGGAATTTTAATTAAATTAAAATTAATATAATATCTAATTTCATGAGTTTTTTCACAAGTGCAATTATTTTTATTTATTCTTTGTATAATATTATTAATATTAATTAATATATTCATTTTTAAATCATTAATATAATTATATAATACTTTATCTTTTTTTATTATTTTATCATCTAGTTTAAATATATTAATTAACATATCATATACATTTTTTTCAGTATTAATATTAATCACGTTTGTAACTTTTTTAAACATATTTATTATATTTATTATATTAATTATTTTATATAATCAAATTTTTTTAATATAAATATTAATATTTATTTTTAATATAAAATATATAATATATATTACAATAATATAAAAAATATGAATAGTGAAGTTAAATATACTGATAAACCTTCAGTTAAAGATACTATTAATAAAATAGAAACTAAACCAAAGCAAGTTGAAAAAAATGAAGATGATGATTCAATTCTTGTAAAAATTGATAAAATTTTAAATCCTCAAAAAAAAGTTAAAGATGTAAATCACCATGATGGTGATGAACTTATGGCATTATATTCTATTAACCAAGCAAAAAAGGCAAAAGATTCTTTAACTTATAGATCAAGAATGAATAGAAATATGCATACACATTTTAAATATTTGTATAATGAAATAGAAGAAAGTTCTAATAGAATGGGGTGGTGGGATCAACCAAATGCTACCATAGATGAATAAAAAAATAAAATTACTTATATATAATTATTTATTATTATATATTATTTTTCTATCCACCTCTAAGTCTCAAAACTAAATGAATTGTCGACTCTTTTTGAATATTATAGTCTGATAATGTTCTACCATCTTCTAATTGTTTCCCTGCAAATATAAGTCGTTGTTGATCTGGTGGAATACCTTCCTTATCTTGTATTTTTTGTTTAACATCATCAACTGTATTAGAAGGTTCTACTTCTAATGTAATTGTTTTTCCAGTTAATGTCTTTACAAAAATATTCATTTTTTTAATATATATATATAATATTATATATTATATATTTAAATTAATTTATTTTTTTAAAATTGATTTAAATATTAATTAATATTATTATAATATATCATGGAGTTCTTTAATAAAATGATTAATAAATTTGATGAAGTTAATATTAAAGATAGTGATTATGATAATATAAATGATTATGATAATATAAATATTGAATATGATAATGTTATTAATAATTTAATGAAAGAAAATAAAAAACTAAAAGAAGAAAATCAAGAGTTAACAAATAATAATAGTGAATATAGTAATATTATTTATAATTTAAAGAAAATAAATGAAAAATTAAAAGAATGTAATGAAATTTTAAAAAAAGAAAATACTGATGTGCATAATATGAATTTAAATTTAGATAATAGTATATTAAATTTAAAAAAAGAAAATGAAGATTTAATAAATATTAATAATGAGTTAATAGATAATAAAAAAAGTTTAAAAACAATTCATAAAGAAAAAGATAAATATGAAATTATTAAAACAAATATGAATATAATTACTACTAAATATAAATTAGTAAATTGGGAAAAAAATAGACCATCTTGTGATACAAGAGTTAATGATATAGCAAAATATTATGAAGATAATAATGTAAAAATTATTCCTGGTATTATATACGTTTGGTATAATAATAATAAATATCATATTACAGATGGACTCCATAGATATAGCGCAGCATTAAAGTTAAATAGAAATATTAAAGTAATTTTACATATTAATTATTCTACAAATGAACAAGAAATTATAGATGAATTTATTAATATTAATAAATCTATTGCTATTCCATCTATTTACTTAGAAGATAATCAAAATAAGAAAATTATTTGTGAAAGTGTTGTAAAAAAATTATGTAAACAATATCCAAATTTCAAATCACCATCGAGAAAACACTATGTTTATAATTTTAATAGAGATTTATTAATTGAATATTTTTCTACATTTGATTTAAATTATAATATAACAGATTTAGATAATAAAATTTATGATATTTTAATGACTTTAAATAAACAAGCAAAACATAATGTTATAACTGGTAAAATTATCCATCCCAAAAAATGTGATAATTCTGATTTCTATTTATTTTACTTAGAAAAATATCACATTAAAAATGAAGTAGAAAAAAATATTAAATTATTAAATTAAAAATTTTATATTAATTATTTTTTTCTAATTAAATATAATATATATTTAATATAATAAATATATAAAATGGATCAAATAGAATATTATTCTCCGTGTTTTATACAACCATCATTTAAAAATATGGAAGAATTATTATTTAAAAAAAAATTTAATTTAAAATATGAAGAATTAAAAAAAATAGAAAGTATTAGTAGTAAAAATATGTTTACATATGAACATTTTCCTACAAATAGAATGTTTATTTATAATACAATTTATAAAAATTGGGAAGAGTTAGATTAATCATTTTTAAAAATATTTCCTAATTAAATAAAAAATTAATTAGTTAAAAAACAATAAATAATTTATTTATTTTTAACTTTTTTTTTAAATTAAATTTTTTTCATGTATATCTAATTTAGATTTATCTTTATATTCTATCTTTAGAACATTATTATAAAATTTTTTATAAAATTTACTATGTTTTAATAAACCATAATCATTATCATTTATTTTATTAATTTTTATATCATAATCTTCACCTAAATAAAGTTGTAATTTTTTTAAATCTTTTTCATCTTTTAATGGTTGTTTATCTAGTAGTAATTGTTGAATCTTTTTAAATACTCTTTCAATTAATATATTTTGAGAATCCTTATCTACTATCACCCATTCATCATTTGAATAATAATAAAAATCATCACATTCTTCATCATATTTTATTGTATTATTTTCAGGGTAATCTTCATTCTTAAATATTAGTTTAATAAATAATCTAAATATATTTATATCTTTTATATCTGACCCATAATAACTTAAATTTTCTACTTTTAATTTTGTCTTATTTTCTATTTGTAATGGTAATGTTGT